GGTGTACGAAGTACCGATCACTCTGAGGAAAGGTAGGTTTCCATCAGTTGTGTCAGATGTACCTTGAGCAATACCAGATGCACCAATACCAAGGCTTGCAGAAGCTGCTTTTAAACCATTGATAGGAGCACTAGGAATACCGAAAGGATTACCACCATTGTCAGGTCCTAGAAGAAGAACCTCAGTGTTGGTACCTAGTAGATCAGCTGTTACAGGAGCTGCAGGAAAACCTGCTCTGTCTTGTGCAGCAGATGGGACATCTTGTGCAACGCAGATAGAAGCACCATAGATATAAGCAGGACGTGCTGCGTCAGCTTGTACTACGAGGCTTGTACGGTCGTTACGTACACGATCACCTACACGGCGATCAGGAGAAGGGACTGTTAAGTCGAAGCTCTTGTATGAAGCTTTAGTAGCAGAAAGGTTAGATACCTTTGCATAGCCAACTAGCTCATATGCTTCAACCCCAGGCCATCCAAATACACCTTCATCGTTGTATGAGGACAGACGGTTGATCTGGTTACCTGGCTGAAGAATAGCTCCAGCAGAAGATTTGTAAGTTGCCATTAGTTATACCTCCTTACTCAGATACCGTGAAGGCTGTTGTGATGAAGTCCTTGTTCAAGTTCGCAAAACCAGCATATAGCTGCCAAATTAGAATAATGAATCTTGAGAAATCATCATTATTATTAATTAGAACTTGAGCGTTAGGTCCACCAATACCTACACCGATAGCCTGTGGTCCAAAGAATAGACCTGCAGGAGTTGTTTTTGAACCTGCACCATTACCATCACCAATATCAGAGGTAATAGTCTTAGCAGGGAAGTTTGTAGACTCAAAGAATCTTACTCCTTCAAAGACGAAACCGCTTGGCATGACTGGCTCTCCACCTACAAACTGGGCTTGTCCGAATTGACCGCCAGCGTAGATAGCTTGGTTAGGTTGTCCAGCACCCATGAGAGGAGAACCTTGTCCAGGCATTCCAGGGTAACGAGCAACTTCACGGAAGCCTTGGTCTGCACGTAGATCCTTCATGAATGAAGGGTCAGCGATACATCTGTAGTAGCCGTCTTGGAAGACAGGTACGTGACGCTTACGTAAACTCTTTACAACTTCTAAAAGGTCAGTTTTTACGTTGAACTTAAAGCGCTCAGAAGCATATTCTGTAGCTGTGTAAGCAGTAAGAGTAGTTGAGTTTGTTTTTGCTTTATTATTTGGATAGTAGTATCCACCTTGAGAATCAGAAGACTGGCCTCTTGACTCACTCTTAAAGAGTTCATCAATGAAGACTCTGTCTCTCCAACGACGATAGTCATCTAACAGAGTTAAACTACCGATTGACTGGTGGAACATATTAAGGTTCCCAGTATCAAGCAGCAAACGCTGTGCTGTCATCAAGGTCTCTCTAGCAATCTTGAATGTGCTAGGAAGATTTGTGTTGTTTGGATCGGCTGGACCTGTGTACTCACGAAGAGATACAAGAACCTTGTCCTTGACAATAGATCTGCTGTTTGCTGTACCTATGGTTTGATCCTGAGTACGCTCACGGCTAGTCTTTGTTCCAGGATTGCCGAAGAATCTGTAGCGGTCTAACTGTACGGTCTGACCAGGCTGCTTTGTAAAATCATGAACAACTACAGGTTCTGCAGCCATTTCCACGATATACGCAGGATGGGGACGATACAATTCCGCACCGAGAAGTTTCGGGAAATCGTTATCTATAAACATTAGACGTTTTGGTTATACAGCACAGGGCTGTTGATACCTGTGGAATGAATCCACTAGAACTGGAAAATAAATTCCATTATAAAAATTATATCAAAGGTTTATCAATGGACTTATATAAGTTATACGTCTACTTAAACTTTATTGTATCCAGAATACTGTGTTGGAGGCATGTAACCATCAGGTTTTCCAATAGCTCCCATCTGTAGTCCAGTTGGTTGCAATGTTGATTGGGATGCAGCCATCTGTCTTTGAGCTTCTTGAGCCATTAATAATGCTTCTAATGCTTTTGCTTCGTCCATTGTATAAAAAAGAATAAAAAAGAGGGGTAGCTTTAGTGCCACCCCTTTTGTTTAATGGATCACTCCATTACAAGTAGTTTCTGACGGAATATTTCAGGATTCTGTTGTGCTGCTGTTAGGTACTTCCAAGCATTCTGTGGATCTCTATCGGATGCACTACCAAAGTTGTTCCAGAAGTCTGTAGGATTTCCTTGAGCTTGTGGAGCTGGAGGTACAGGCATCTCAGGACGAGTAGGTGCTGAAGCAGCTGCTTGAGCCTGTGTAGGAGCCGCAGGAGCCTGTGTTTGGAACTGCTGACCTACTTGCATACCTTGAGGAGCCTCTGGAGCCTGTGAGACAGGGAAAGGACCATTAGGACCAAAGAACTTAGTTGTATAGTCAGCTAAGATGTCAGGATTTGTAAGTATCTTTGTATAAGCCTTGTGCTCTGCATTTAACTCCTTAAGTAAACCTACACCTTCTACTAATTGACCGTTAGTCTTAACTAGTGCATCTTCAACTTTACATGCATAGTCATTAAGAACAGCTGGAGCATCAGCTCCAAAATGATCTATAACTTGTAGACTTTCCTCACTTACCCCGCTTGCGGCGAGTTGTTCCTGGGTTATCCCCGTAGACGTTTGGGAAGAGTCGTTGGAGTAGCCCTGGTTGCTGTTGATCCCAGGCATAGAGGTCGGCGCTACCTGGTTGCTGAATGGGGTTGTTTGCTGGGATGCGTAATTGGCCTGGTCTGCTACTGGTGTCTGAATCGACTGTTGACCCTGGAACGGGAACTGGACTGGAGAACTCAGGAGCCCGACGACCTTGTTGAACGCCTCCTTGTATGGGTTGTCCTGTGGTTGGGGCGCCTGGAATTCCTGGTAACTTGAGGGAGTAGGGCTGTATGTTGGTGCCTGTGTCGCCATCTGCGCTGGCGCTACTGGTGCTGGTGCCACCGCCGAGGGGCTGCTGGCTACCCATTGAGGTGTTGTTCCCACTGTTGGGGCTTGAGCCGCTGACTGAGCCACTGGCGCCACGGGAGCCACGTAGCTGTTCGGCTGGGTCGGGGATACTTGGGGTGCCGATTGGGTCGGCGCTACGGTAGCGTCCTGCATAAGTAACTTCCTTCTGGAGAGATTCTAGTGTTCTATATAAAAATGGGGTGAGATCAAGTCTCGGATCTGCAGCCATCGGTAAATTCGGTTGCTGCGGATGTGGCGTTCTCATCTCTTGATTGATTAGATCAATAAATGATGAATACGCTCTTTGTACTTCCCCTACCATTCTAAACGGAAAACCAGATAGCATTCCTGCAATCTCGTCGTCTGTTTTGGAAGGAAATAAGTACTTCAGTGCTTCTATACTATCAACACCCAATTCTTGAAGGTTTCGTGTGAAGATAGATTGGTTTAATTTATCTTGTGCTGTATCTTCATAAACTGGTCCCATCCACCGCCATAATACGGTTCTATCTCCATCAGGTGCTAAACCTACAACTCCGTCTGGTATATCTCCTGTTTCAAGTACTAAATCAACTGCCTTACCTAGCTTCTTCTCATAATTAACTTTTGATTTTTCATACTTCTCTACTAACTCCTCATCATCTAAATTTTCTGGAAGAACTGGATATTTAATTCCAGAGATATAAGCAAGAGACTTCTTAAATATCTGTTCCTCTTGGAAAAGAATTAACTCAAAACACTTACATACTCCATAGGTATAAAGCTGTAAACACTTCTTCTTAGCTGTAGCACTAACACGTCCATAAGCTGATTTAATCTCAGTTGCTGTGACATTAGTAATACTTAAGTCATCTATACCACCTAAAGCTAGACGTAATTCACTACGCAGTTGTTCTGCATATCTAGCTTGATCAGTACTAACTGCATTAGGAGTAATGAAACCTACACGGTCAGATGGCTCCAAGTTTGCAATAACTCTTGGAACTCTCATACCACTTCCTGGTTTACCAATGTAACCAGAAGGAGAACGAGTTATAGGATCTTGCTTGAAAGTAGAACTTGAAAGATCAAAGTTTGATTGGAAACCTGATTGACTGGAAATACTAGGTCTTTGTGCAGTCTCATCTGGATTACTCTCTACAATATCTTGCTTAGGACGAGAAGATAAAAGAGTTGGATTACCAAAGAAAGATAAGTTAGCTCTAATATTTTTAACCATCTCATCGTGAGCAACTATCTGATTAGCTAACCACTCAAATTCACCAGCTCCATCAGTACCAAAAGCATCTGGGTTATTAAAGACCTCAACACATGGAATAAACTCCATAGTGTTTTCTACAACCTTCTTATTCATTACCCCTATATCTGCTACTTCTTGATCAAAACTTATCTCTTGTTCGCTATGTGATTCTTCTATTTCATCGGCAGTGATACGTAAACGCATAAAACGCTTATTTGTATTTAAACCAATCGTGCTACTAAACCCTTTCTTTGCACGTACCTTATATGGATAGATGATGATGACTTCTTCTAGATCACCTTCTGGAGAGTAATAAGATCTATAGGCGTCTTTATCAAACCAATAAATTCTGTATGTTTTATTTGTAGGTCGTATATAAAACAACCCTTTACCGTAAGCTAAAAATCTATCCCAAATTGAATCAAGTCTTGCATCTAATTTATTGAACTTAATTACTTGTTGAATAAAA